CAAGTTCTTTAATCGTTGGTTTCTTAACCATTATCTTCTAACGCCTCTTTCACTTTCTCTACAAGATTATCATAGGTAGCATAACCGCCACCCATCCACTCACCATCTTCAAATTCACGAATTTCTATATTCCCATCTGGTTTGCTTTGGCCATCAATAGATAATTCATTTTCTCCCATTAACGATATTTCAATATGTTTCATATTGCAAATTCTCCATATCCCATTACAAAATTTTCTGCACAATCTTCAGCATAAGTAACACTATGATTAGGCAGAGGGCGTAATTCAGAACTTGTATTCATTTTCATATCTACATAATATAATTGATTATCATCATCCCATAGAACTTTAGCCGTCCTATCACTATATTCTTCTGAACCTATAAAATTTGACATTTCTTTCATTTTTTAACCTTCTCTTCTAGTTTTATAATACTACTCCTTTTCTCACTTAAAGTCAATACCCTTTCTTGCTCAATCATGTCAATAATTAAACTTGTTATAGATACTTCTTTACTGAGAACACCAATCTTTTTTTGTAATTGTAGAAGAGTTTCTTTGTAGTAATCTATCTCTTGTTCCTTTTTGAGCTTAGATTCTATTAGATCAGTGAGTGATATTATATCACTTGTCATCGGTGATCGCCACTACCACTAATCTTACCACGTTCCATTCTAGACTTTAGTTTGTCTACATTTGCCTGTGCAACCTCTTCAAGCGTCACACCAAGGTCATCAGCGAGTGCTGAGATGTACCAGAGTACATCACCTAACTCTAAACCTACACCATCAAGAGACTTACCATCTCTAATGTTCTTCTTTACTTTTTCTGCAACCTCACCAGCTTCACCACACAATCCTAGTGTTGGATAAGTTATTTTACACTCATCTGGATATATTGCTGTTGATCGTGCAAACTCTTGGTATTCATCAAACGTCATGGATTATTCTTTCCTTTTGGTACATCGAAAACGAATGTCAATCTATCGACATCGCTATTGTTATATGATTCGTGAACTTTCTTATTATCAAACCAGAAGAAAGTGCCTGGATTTATTTGGTGAACTTCATCTCCAACAGTGTATAGATAAGTTCCCTGTAATGATAAATGATATCTATCTCTTGTTAGATAATAATCACCTTCATCAATATGTCTCCCCAATGATTCTCCTGGCCGCAACTTAAAGAATGCTGCTCGTGAATGTCGATGGAGTTTCCAAGATTTTAACCATCGTCTAATTCCTTTATAGGTTTTGAACATGGGTGTATTTATTTGCATTTGTGTTTTCTTAGGATCATCATCAACATTTTTTACAAGTGCCATAGTGAGAGGAAGAAAACCATACGGAGCAGTATCACCAGATGCTCCTTTTAAGCTTCCAGCAACACCCCAATCTTTATCCTTAATGTCTGCTAAGATATAACTAACATCAATGCCATATTCAATAAATCTAAAGTTACTCATTTTTTATCCCATTTATAAAAAATATGATCTTGTATCTCTACAGTTTTTGTTTTGGTTTTAGCCCAATCAGGTTTAACATAATCCGCATGATAAAACAAAGCACCATCTGTAATATCTATAAAAGGTAACTTATGATATATTAAGGCCTCTGCAATTTTCAATAATTTATTATATGTTACCATGTCTCTTGGTTTATCAGTTTTACCATCACACCACCAGCTAAACTGGCATCGATTCCTGATAGGTAAGAATTTACCGTTTCTCTTCCAACTTTCTCTCATTGGGCCTTGTTTCACTACTTCGCATATTGTATTAGGAAATCTTTTATCCTTAACGCGATTCAGAACAACACTTGATACAGCCAATAAACCAGCAGTTCCTTGACCTCTTGCTTCATGATACATATTATCTGTTAAGCATTTAATTGACGATATGTCATATTTAACTTCAGTCGCATTAACAGGACTGAAGAATAAGAATCCTGCCAGAAGAGCTTCATTTAACATAATAATTACTTTCTATAAATTTCTTTAGTAGACCACTTTGCATACGATATGCTTCTACTTCCCAAGGTTGACGCATATAAGCGCAGTTAGTATAATTACGATATTTACCATCCTTACATAACCATAACCGCTTATTTGGTTTTTCTGCCATTCTTTTAGTCGCACCTTGCCAAACATGAACCATCTCATGACAAACCGTTTCTATAAACTCTTCTTCTTTTAAAGATTGTTTAATTTCTAAACAAAACTCACGATTGTGATCTCCTTCCCAGCAAAAACCAGTAGCATCTTCACCAATCATACTTTTAAGTCTAACATCCACCCAGAGAGTTTTCATACGAGGCATAAGTTCCCCTATACAAAATTCAACTACATTCTCGGCAAGAGTACGCCGAGCTTTGTAAGAACCGTTAACTTCAATGCAGTTTAGTGTAATCACTAAAGGGCAACCATACAGGCATAACCCATACCAAGGATTATCACGACTGCGAGCGTATCGCCCGCAATCTTACTGAAAGTTATAAACTTTTCACGAAATGTATTAGGATTTTCCATTATATACTTCCCTTTCCTACTAAGTAAAGAGGGCCAGTCCAGTTGATTGGGAAACCACCTTCAAGAACATTACCTCTTGAACCGTTTCTCTCAGGAGCTGACCAACCAGCACACTTCAACAAAGTGCCTTTTTTAAACTTCTTGTCATTATCAACATTGACAACGAAACCCCAAGCAGAACCACCATTATTAGTCATAATTTTGATGTACTTAGAACCTTTCTTGACAACCCATTCTTCTTTAAACCTTGCCTTCATTTCATCAGACACTCTAAAGTTTTCATAGTCAGCATTTGCGGCAGCAAGCATATTTGCAATACCGTCTTCAACATTCTTAAAAGTTTTTTTAATCTCAATAGTCATAATATAGTCTCTCTCTTTGTTTTCTCAGTTTATACCTTAGTATAGACCATAGAACAGAGTTTGTCAAGTAAAATCGTACATTGTAAGTCATTGATTCTAAAGGAAAAGCAAAAAAAGTTTAAATTAATTTAGCGTCCTTGTCTTGGATCAGGGCCCTCAAGCTTCATATATTCGTCATTCCAAGAGAAAGCTTCCTTCACAACTGGTTCTGATAGTCCTTTATATTTCTTATGAAGTACCTTATCTTTGGCTGCACATAAAACATCTGCTTCACTCTCATGCAGACCTTCTAACATCTGAACAAACATTATTTCACGTTTATTCTGATTAATATCAGCATTACCACCTTCCATAAAATGGTAAAGTTTACGAGCTTCATATGCAAGAACAGAATGTTCTGTACCTTCTGGCGCATCGTTACGTTTATAAGGAACATCGCCTTCTGGTAATAACCACTTAATTTTAGGATCAAATGCAGATTTAAGTACCATGCGTAGTGAATCGCTATTATGTTCTTGAAGGTATTTGATCTTGTCTTTCTTTGATTTAGTTTTTGAAACCTTGTCTAAGATTTCTGAAATTAATAGTTCCATTATTAAAATTCTCCTATAGATTCTGTAAGTGTTTTTAATCTTTGTTTTATAAAATAGTTTAGTATCTTGTTGCGACTGTTTTCTGGCGCATCCTTATATGTATTTAATATTTCTGTACGTAATTCATCTGGAGCACATCCCAAATCAATCAAAGTCTTATTCCTCTGAAAGTTTCTCTTAACTTCATCATTTGGAAATTTACCTTCTATCATTGCAGCTATCTTCTTCTTACTTAGGGGTTTCTGACGAATACCATCTACAAAAGAATTGTCTGGTGAAAGAACATTCGGTACTCCATCACTGGAATCACCTTTTAGAACGTGTTCCTTTAGATAGTCATCTGCATTGAAACCATTAATCATCTTCTTAGTAATAGGACTGTATTGCTTTACATTTGGATATTTCTGTAATTGTATGAAATCTTTATCTCCAGAAAGTATCATAACTTCATCAGAAGATTCTGAACAAAGAGTTGCAATAATATCATCAGCCTCAGCACCATACACTTCTAAGAACTTGTACGGCATATTATTCTTTATTTCTTCTTTGATCTTATTCAAGCAACCAAAGATATTATCCCAATCTTTAGTATCTTTTTCTCTTCCCTTTCTGCGACTATGTTTATACTCTGGAAAATAATCACGCCTCCAGTAATGTCTCGAATCATAACATAAGACAAGCTCTCCAAACTCAGACACAAATCTTGAACGATACATACGTAATGAATTGAGAATCATATGGCGTACTGTATTCTCATCTATCTGTTTCTCTTTCTGAATATGCAAATGCATCATAATACTTGCAAGAGAAATTTGGTTCATATCAACTAAGATCATCATCAGGCTCCATTACCGCATTATAACTTGCAACCATATCATCAATAGTATGTTCATCCAATTCACAATATGGTGTATTATCTGGATCAATTTGAAAATCAGTAGCCATATCCACTATTACTTGAAGAGGGTGATGTATACCGTTTGATTTTAATATTGATGATTTGATTGTTTCTTGCATAAAAGTAATATCCCTAATAAAAGATTTTTCACTAGTATCTATTCCATTTTCTACAAGTATCGATAAAATAGCCATCAAACAAGTAGAAGTAATTTCATCACAAAATGCAAGTTGCTCTGCCTTTATAATTTGGTCTTCTGTAGGAGTATTTATCGTTCTTTTCCAAGGGCCTCTTATGATGTCTGCTGAGGAAATTTCTTCTTTACTCACTGTGTCATCCCCTCTTCCCAAACCATACCTAAGTCTGGATAGAATGTACCAACGTCACGTTTTGGTTTCCCTATGTTTGGGCCAAACCAATGATAACCAAGTGCTACATTACGACTTCTAATCTTCTTCTCTTGGTACTCACCATAAAACATACATGTCCAATCACCGTGTTTGAGATAACCTTGCATCTCTCTTACATAACCTTCATGGTCTGCAAGTCTTGCAATCGCACCTTTAATATCTTTCTTAACACCAGCACGTTCAACAGCAGCTAGTTCTTTCTGTGTCTTCATCCACTTCTTAACCTTATCAGGGTGTAACTGATGGTCTGTAGGTAAATCACGTAAAGATTCATGAAAACTTCCCTTACCATAATCTGGATTCTTTGCAGCCCTAACTTCTCTTGCTTTTGCAAGACGTTCTGATGCAGCTGCTTTCTGCTCATCAGTCATTGGTTTACGTTTCTTTCTAGTTTTAGGAGCTTTCCATTCACTGTTATCTGTGATTGAAGTAATTCTCTTTCTAGTCATTTTATCCTCTATAGGTAGTTGATGTTAATATTTACACGGCGTTTATCATTAGTACAGGAAGTACTATGATGGGGTTTACTAGGATCAAAAAGTAATACTCTATTTGTACGACTTTCAATTTCTGTACCATCTTCTAATACAGTAAATCCATCATTATCATTTAGATAGAATATAGCTCCTTTGTGTGGAAACTTAGTATCTACATGATCCTTATGATGTACTATTTTTTCTCTTCTAATATAAAGATTTGCTTTTGCTCTTATTAAAGTTTCGATAGGAAGTTTTTCTAATAATGGTTCAATGTCTTTATAGAAAAAACTTTTCTCTGGTGGGATAGGAGTTCCATCTTTATCTAGTTTAGGTTTTTCTACTAGGCCCATATAGAAAAGGTGTATAAAGTAATCTT